CTCGGTCAGACTTGATAGCAAACTTATATCGCTTAGCCCAATATGGAGGGCGCTGAGAAGGCGGGATATTAACAACAATCTGATTGCGCTTACCTGAGTCAGTGCATGGAACATACACCGTGTTGCTTGACGATACGAGCGCCGTAGACGAACGATTGAACTCATCCATATAGATAATGCCCACCTCGTAGTTACGATTGCTGTGAAGGCTCTTAGGATACGATGTCGTTCCGATATTACAAGACGCTGAGGTAATGGTAAAGTACTCGTACTCAAATTGCGTTGGTGTATCTAAGTCATCAACAAACTGCATCGCTGTAATCTGAAGCGAGAATGATGTACTACCAACAGAAGCACTTATACCAATACCTTCATTAGCAGTAGAAATGCCACTTGCATACTTATACCAAGTAGTTACCGACCCAACACCAATTAAGTCGTTAATTAAGCAGTTAACCGAGTCAGTAGCAGTATTGCCACTACACGCATCCTGCGCATCCTGAATATTTGATGGGATACCAATAGCACTTTGGAACTCAGCACTTGTAACCAAGTCATATACTGAGTCATAGTTCCTATTCATCCTAAACTCAAACGCAATATTCCCACCTTCATTTATAGCACCAAATGAAGCTAAATCAGAAAATGCCGAATGCTCAAAAGAAAAGAAAATGTTTAATACATTCCCATCGCTCAGTGCGATTCCGCCTAAGTCAATGACAATCTTTGAGTCATCAATATTAGTTGTTACGGCAATGGTATATGTAGATGACTCCAATGTAGGAACAACGGCCTCACCAATTAATGGCGATGATGACAATGAAGTAACATAGTCCAATCTAATTTTTGGGCCATTTTCTCCATCCGAAAGTAAATCATATCCTTCCTCATAGTTGGCATACATCAATCGGTTGCTCATGATTGTTTGAGCCGCCGCCTTAACAGGCACGTTATCATACAGTCTCAATAGCTCATAGTCAGGCAAGATTGTGAAAATCTTACTGCCACTGAACTCATACGTGTAAGTTGTATTGTCAGCCAATCCCAACTGAGTCTTATCTAATGACTCAATAACACGGATAATATTTCCGCCCGCTTCCTTAAATAGCAACTGAATGCCCTTAACGAGCGGGCCACCTGAGTCATAGACAATATTAACCGCATTAAAGGCATTAATCATGCCCTCATTCAGATAGCTACTCAAGCTAAAATCAAATGACTTTGGCAAGAATGCAGGCTCGCTAAACTGAGACGTCGCAGAGAACTCTCCGTCAGCATATCTATATCTATAAGCAAAGCAAATGAATCGCTCCTCTAAGAAATTATCTTTGCTAGGGCTTTGGAATAGATTGAACGTAGGCGAAGTAATAGGTGGTCTTTTAATCACCATCAACTCTTCTGCTGTAATTTGGTCAATACCTGCAATCGGCTGAGGGTAATTCCTTTTTACATTGATAAACCTTGGTGGATTAAAATTGTCAGTAAAGAACAACAAGTCATCAATCATGTCAATTGACAACATTGGGTATTGAGCGTCAAATAATAATATACTCTTTGATACCACATGAAATGTAAGGTCATTTGACAACACATTCAACGACACAATCAAATCAATACCACCCTCGTCATCCCAATTGTCATCGCAGATAAACCAATAGATAGTCTCTCTTGCCGCATCGGCAAAAGTACCAATGGTTATAGCGCTCTCTGACAATGGAACTCCATTGTAAACAATCTGCGTAAGCTGAGTATTCCCTTTAGCATTCTCAATAACACCAACCTCAGACAACTCCGTAGAGCCCATCCTGATGTTCAGCGCATCAACGTATTCGCCATTGGGGATAACCCTCTCATCGAGGGATTTATTCATCCTACCTGCAATAAAATTCCTTGACAGATTCGCCATAGTTACTTAATCCATTTATCCTTACCACGCAAGTTCATCAACAAGTGACCTGCCTTGATATTGCTAATTCTAATTCTTGCATTACGAAGTAACGCTGTCTTTTCTTTTCTTGCTCGGCTAACAATGTACTCCTGAACGCCAAGCTTGCTATTCAAAATCTCATATCTGATGTAAGCATAGATGAATGCCTCGAATAATTTATTGACCGTAATCAAAGAATCATCGCCGCCCTCCATGCCATCAGAGATATACTCAAGGATACATACCTCGCCCGACATGTCGGAGCTGAAGTTAATCACACCCTTCTTATTGTCAACCTTAAACGTAGGATTGAAGTTGGCCGTCTCAGTATTCAAACCGAATCGTGCACCAATGGCATAGTCAAAGTACCAATTGCCATCCACGAAGTACCCCTCGAAGCCATCGAACTGACTGTTCTTGTTCAGATAAATACTCTTCTGAGTTTTATTGATACGCTCAAAGTCTAAGTTGGAATACTCAGGCTGCAAAATATTACCATCTTCATCAAACAGGATACGACCTGTGTTGTCCTGAAGATATGCCTTGGCACTCATTACCTGAATGTTCTCAGTCAACGGACGAATCCATCCATCTTTGAACAAAGAGATTCTTACCCAATTGACGTAATCAGAAGGCAATACAAATCTAAGCTTATCATCAACATTGAGCTCAAGAACTTTAATCTCTTTGAACGCATCGTAGTTAAGCTCTTGGATAGCACGCTTCGCATGAAATAAAATCTTAAACCGCTCTTCATTATTAATCAACGAGTGATTACCAGCGTACATCAACATAAAATTATTGACAATATCTGTCAACGAAACGTACTGATACGACCCCCAATTAGCATCCTCAGGTGAGTTGCCATCATTGGCATAGTATTGATATTGAGATAAATATGCCATATCTTATTATTGTTGTGGAGGAATATTACCCTCTTCTACTTTTGCAAATTGATAAACCTCAGTCTCACGAATAGAGATACCGCAGTACTGAAGAATCTTTACTATCACTTTAGTCTCATCCTCAATAGGCAACTCAAAGTCCTGATAGTCAGGCTGTGATTGGCTGAAGATTGGCGCTCCACTACCCAATGAAACGTATGTCCATTTAGGGTCTTTGGGGTATCTAAAGTAATGACATTCTACTTCACCCTCTTCGTTAAACGTAGTTGGGTAAACATAAACGCTGTCATAAACTTGAGCGTATGCAGGGAAATTCTTGGTCGGAGCAGTAAGCGGTGAGTTCACTAGCATTGTAATCTTGCTGTGAGTAACCTTCTCCGCTTCTCCACGATACACCCTATCTTCTCCATCCACATCATAGCACAGAATCTTATTTACCATGAAGTAATCATCACCCGTAGTAGGTTGAGATGGTAAAAAGAACTTGTTATCAGCATCGTGAGATAGGTTATTGATAACAAAGAATACCTCCATTGCTTCCTCAATAGCCTTCTTAATGTCCGCATACTCAGTGCCTGACATACGAGCATTCTCCCTGTTGACAAGCACATTATACTCAGAGAAGTAATCTTCAAAGATTTCTAACTGAGCCTGCTTAGCATACAGGTTAAAATCTGATGGCGAAATATATCCGTAGTTATTCTTGTTTAATATCGCAAGAACTGTATTCCTGACTGAATTAATCATTCCGTTCTTTTTTACAAAGATACATAAAAAAAAAGTGGGGCTAATGCCCCACCTTAAAACTGATATATTGAATTACTCGTGAGAGTCGTCGCTCAACATTTTGCTCAGCATATTGAACTTCTCGATGCCTTCTTCAGATTGGAAGTAACGAACAGTAGCATCATAACCATCGTGACCATAAGGCACGTTAATCATCTTGCTCTTGTTATTCTTCAAGTTAAAGTAGACCTCTGACTTGTTCTTTCTAAATGACAACAGACCTGCGGTAAACATCTTGTGAACGTCAGCCTGCATTGTCAACGTCTTATCGTTAATGGCTTCCAAGAAATCTTTTGGAGACCTACGGGAGTACAACATAATATCACGCTTCAACTCATTAGAAGACATCTTATCAGGGTCTACGCCAAAGATAACACGAGCGAGAGTTTCCATCTCAGCCATTGTCAATGCCTTAGCTCTGATTAAAGCGTCTACTTCTAAGTCAAGATTCTCAACTTCTTTCTGAGCATCTCTCTCCTTATCAACCTCAGCAAATACAGTTCCATTCCAAGGGTGGTAATGCAAGAACTGCTGAAGAACAGGATTTGTGCGTGGAACAAATAAAAAGCCATCTTCAAAAACAACGGGCTCTAAGATGAAGTTGCCATCTTGCTCATCCTCAAATGGGCTCTTTTGGTTTCGAGCATAACGCAATACTCGATTAACATTATTCTTCTCGTCAAAATGTAGCAACGGCATGTTGCGAGTATTACGAGATGGGATTGTATAGCTTAACGGAGATAAGCCATTAATCAATTTGTAGGTTTTGTCTACGGGTAACATTTGATATGATTTAAAATTTTAAAAGAAAAAAGAGTGGGGGCAAGCCCCCACCCTTGTTAGTTATTCTTAGGAGAACAATACGAAGTTGTTAGCACCAAGAACGCACACACAACGCTCAGACAAGAAGTGAACTTCCATAGCATCCAAAGAGCTGTTCATTGCACCACCTGCAGAACCTGTAATCCAAGTCTTGTAGCGGCGGTCTTCAGCTTCAGAAGCACGGTAACGAACGTGCAAGAAAGGACGCTTAGCGTTCTTACCCATGATTTGGTCATACACGTTAGTAGAACCTGCAGGAACAAGAAGTCCGTTCAAAGCAGGAGATACATATCCTCCGCCAACAGAACCTGCACCACGCATGGTTGGGTCGTTCAAGTATTTCCAATCGGTTTTGTAGAAGTCATAACCACGACGGAATCCTGTGAATCCAAGATTCAAAGCCATATCCTTGCTATTATCGAACAAACCGTATGAAGTACCACCTGAACCATAACCACTTTGAGCAGCCAAGATATCATCTACTTCAAAGCTAGAAGCACGATTCAAGAACAATACGTTCTCTTCGATAGCTCCTTGCTTGTCAAGACGGCCAATGATTGAATCAAAGTCAGCCAATGAAGTAGGGAATCCTGAGTACACGTTACCACGCTCATTGATAGAATAGAATACTCCTTCAGAACCTTTGTATCCATCTGTGTATGCTCCTGAACCTACTTTAGCAGGAACAGCTTCCAACATAGAAGTTTCCAAGTAGTCGTCGAAACGAAGACGAGTCTCGTGCTCAGACTTCAAATACCACAAATATCCTGTAGCTCCGTTCTCGGTAGTTACTTCAACCCATCCGATTTGAGCCATGTCAGAACCATTCACAGCATACTTGTCTTTCAAGATGATTGGAGAGTTCTCGAAGATTTCATCTTCAGCTTCCAAAGACCCATTCATTCCTTCAGTTCCTTTCTTGAACTCAGAACCATAAATGAATACAGAACAAGTAGCAGAAAGAGCAAATGCCTGACCATCAGCCTCATAATAAGCAACAGTAAACTCATCAGGCAAGTTAACTGCTGTTACAATGCCTTTGTTGAACTGAGCAGCATTAGCGTTATTGCTAATTAATACAGTCTGACCAACACGAATGGAAATATTACCACTTAGATTGGCATCATTAACCGTAAATGTTCCTGAATCAGAATTAATAGCATCTGATGGAGCAAGATTGATGTACTTGGTGTGCAAGCGACCCTGTTCTGCCCATACGATTTTGTCGGACATAGAAGGCATCTCAGCACCCACCATACGCAAGAAGGACGCAACAGAACGGTTTCCATAGCGCTCGAACTCCTTCTCATAAGTATCAGGAAGATACTGATTCAAGAAGTTGAAATTACTAATGTAGTTGCTTGACAGAGCAACCTGTTTGCTTGAGGGTTGTAACTCAAACGTAGGCGTAGATTCTAAAGCCATTTTCTTTTAGTTTTTATTTATTGTGAACCTTTATTTTAAGACCTCGCCCACTATCAGGATTCAGAACACGAATCTTTGGCCCATCGCTATTACCACTAATTGCAGTAGCATTATTTGCCGACATGTCGATGTTCTTAATCTTCTTGTCAAGACTGCCGACAGCATCTGCTTTACCCTGCTCGTAGAAAAACTGAGCAAACTTCTCAGGATTCATTGCGATAGACAAAGACTTGTGGTATCCAACCGCATCACTAATCAATCCGCTTTCATCCACGAACTTATTGATAAAGTTCTCAGGATTCATTTGAATCTTCTTTAGCTCAGCAGCCTCATTGGGTTTGTAATAAAGAGACTTTTCTCCGAGATTAAATTCAAAACCTTTGAACTCACCTCCAAATACTTCGTCGGTCTTTTTAAAAAACCAATCACGCTTACGGTTGGCTTCCTCCTCATAGGACTTAGCCTGATTGATATATTGCTTATAGGCATTAAACTCTTCCAATTCCGCTTCAGGAAGGCCAACTCCTCTTGACTCAAGGGGAATCTTATACATTTCCTTCTGCTCGTTGAAAAATTTCTTTGCCTCAACAATAGCTTTTTTCTTTGCCAACTTGGCCTTCTTTACTGAAGACTCATCATCGTAGTCTTCATCATAAGAGTACTCAGACATAATCACATCAACGTCATCTGCGTCAATGCCCTCTTGTGTAGCCAAGTAATACTCTCGAAGGAGTTGGTCGGGGTCTGCTGCTTCAAAGTCCTTATTAAGTTTTAAGAAGTCTTCGATTCCACGACCCGTTTCTTTTTTGTACTTCAAGAATGCTGACACATCTTCAGGTAGCTGCTCAGACTCTTTACGCTCAGCAACTAAATCATCGAACGATACCAACTCCTTGTTGTACTTCTTACCAAGATATGAAAGAACTTTCTCGTCGTCAAGCTCAAATGAGTCTTGCGCCGATGCGGCGGCCGCTGCCGCCTGTGACTCTTGCTCTAGCTGAGCTGCCTGTGCCGCTGCTTCTGCAGCTGCTTGGCTAGCTTCGTGCTGAGCTAAAACCTCCTGCTCTCTTTCCTGCAGGGATTTCTCTTCGCCCTCAAGGGCTCTTACTTTGATTTCCATTTAATTTGATTTATTTAATTTAATTATCTTACTACAATGAAGTCTACAAATACACTGTCAAGATTAGCCAAGTTAGTAGTTCCAATATTCTTAACTAAAACTTGAAAGAAATTAGTTCCTATTTGAGAAACAGAACATGTGATAAGTTGAGTAAAAACAGAAACTCTAGGGCTAACAATAACTCTTGCATTTCCATTAACAGTGTCTAGGTTTACACCAAAATATACAATTCCTCCTACGTCTAATGATTGATTGGCTTGAATTTGGAAAGACCCCCTAGTAGTTCCCGATGCTACATTTGAAACACCAAGATTTGATATAGCCCCATCAGGCACGTTATTTGTGATAAATAATTGCTGAGTATTACCAATAACAAATTTACTCTGATAAGTGTTAGCAGCATTAGCAGTGGTCAAATAACTTGACATACCTGACAATGGTTGGTAAGTAGTAGCAGCATTAGCAGTAGTCAAATAACTTGACATACCTGACAATGGCTGATATGTAGTAGCAGCGTTAGCCGTAGTCAAGTAACTTGACATACCTGACAATGGTTGATATGTAGTAGCAGCGTTAGCAATAGTTAGGTATGCAGACAGGTCAACATCACCACCTACTGCAGCAGCAATATCCTCAATTGTATAATCAAGTGCTGTAGTATTAACAAGTGCTGAACGTCTTTCAACATCTACGCTTGGTGCAATTGCAGCGAATCTAGTTCCCGCTTGAATCTCAGCCATATTCTTTTTTTTTACAAAGTTAATACTTTTTTTTATTTAGGGCCGAAGGCATCTAACGAGAAGCCATCAAGCGTATCCTCAGTCGACTCGAAGTTCAATGGAGGAAGGTTATTCTTCCGCTGATTAATCAACTCAGACTGCTGAGTGTTCTGCTTACTGATGCGTTCATCCTTGGCCTTCTCACGCTTATCTTCTCGCTTCATCAATAAGTCAGCGTCAACACCTTTCAACTGCATATTGTAATTGAACTCCTCAGCCATCAACATACGCTTAGCTTCTACCTCGGCATTCATTCTAGCAATGTCAGCCTGAGCTTGAATCTCAACGAGCTTGGCCTTGGTCTGCATCTCCATCTGCATCTTCTGCATCGCAGTCTGCGCAGCCAACTCCTGACTCTTCAACTGCTGCTGAGACATCATCGCTTGCTTCTGCATCTCCATCTGCTCACGCTTCTCCTGAGTGCGAACACGCTTTACCTTCAACAACTGATTGGCAAGCTTCAAGTTCTTCAACTCACGAATGTCAATAGCGTCCTCAAGATTGATGTCACCTTTTGACAATGCCATTTGGATATTGGCCTCAAGCTTGGCCTTGTCCTCTTCATCAGGAGATACCTCAATAAAGATTCCGAAGTCATAGATGTACAACTCCTTAATCTCATTAAGAATAGATACGTTGTACTTACCAATCTTATTTACAAAGTCCTCTTTGAAGTCAGCATATTCCAAGATGTCAGCAACACGATAGGTCAATGCCTCTGACAATGTTCTGAATACAAACAAAGAGCCATCCAAGATGTGACGTGTAGCAGTGTTTGAATTAAGCGCTGCGAGCTTCTGTAAGCCCACCAAAGAGTTCGGGTCAGGTGTACTGCCATCACGAGCCTCATTGAGCCCTGTGACGGTTCTAATCATCTCTAGGTAGTGATTGTAGTTAGCAATCAACATCTGAGTTTTAGAAGCGCCTGAGTTGGAGTTCAACTCCTGAATAGGAACTCGTGCATTATTGAACTCACCATCTTGCGTATAGCTACGACCAATCACACTACCCGTTTGGAAATACAAACGAAGTGCATCCTCAGGAGTATAGGCAGCACCGCTACCCAAGTCAACTTCATTCAAGCCATCGGCATCAATGAATACCCCATCAGGAACAACACGAGAGATAACCTGCTGCAACTTCAAGTGAGTAACCTGAATCAAGTCAGCAAAAGGAATCATCCTTCTAACCAATGAATCAATGCTACCCTTGTACATACGAGGAGCAACAGCTACATAGTTTGGAATAGCATGCTGAGCCGAGGACTTAGGACG